GTGAAATTACCTGGTCCCATACGAGTATCAATTGCGATTTGATTGCTCTTTCTGATAATAACATTGTAGATGTTTCTGTACTTTTCAGCTTCCCATCTACCATCTAAGTCGGTTTGATAGTCAATCACTTGTGACGAGGCATTAGCATTGGCTGCTGTTTTGATCTTAGCGATAAGCTCACGGTCGATTTCAGCAGTGATTTCATATGCCAGAATATCCATCATTTCTTCTTCAAGATTAAGACCGTGCATAGCCTTCAGATCCTGAGCGACTTCGACAGACCATCTTGATTTCAATTTACGAGTACCAGCTTCAACCTGAGCCTTTTCAAGTGTCATGGACAGCTCACGAATACCAGCACCATTACCGATACCGAGACCACCAGTGGTTCCAGGGAACTCATTAGGCGGTGTACCAACATCAGGAACAGCACGCGAACCAAGAGCTTCACCTTCTGCAGTTGTCAAGGCAGCAGAAGTTGCTGGATTTCCTGAATAGTTAGGATCGATTGTATTATATCCAACTTCAGTTCCACGAGCACCAGCATAGGTCTGATCAGCGCGATATCTCAAGGCAAAAGCCAAACCAACAGGGCCTGTCATTGGCTGTACACCAACAACATCATGCGCTAAAAGGTTAGGGAATGTACGCCTTACCATCGGGATAGCGATCTTATAAAAAGACGCATCACCAGGATTCGCAAAGTTTACAGCACCTTGTGGCTCATCAGGTGTTCCGGTCCAAGTTGTGCCTTCTGCGATAAGATCACTAGGTTTGCTAATATATTTCAGCTCATTTTCAAGCATCATAGCGGTGATCTTCTTCATTCTATTGCTTTTGATTGGAGTGCCTTCAGAAAGAACAGGCTCCCACTTTTTAACTAATTTATTTATATCCATATCTTTTCTCCATTTTTAAATTAATCAAATCGATTAATTATTTATCAGCGATAAACTAAATGCTGATTATCAATAAATTTGAATTATCAATTACTCTTCTGTTTTCAGAGCATCAATCCAAATATTCTTATATGTTTCCCATGCAAGGGATTCACCAAGGAAATCATTTGAATCAGAATCTTTGCTTTCTTTCATTCCTTTCTTTTTCTTGGTTTTCTTGGTTTTTTTAACTTTCTTACTTTCATCAGTGATTTTCATGGTGCCGCCACATTCCGGACATGTCATATCGTCATCTTCCTTGACTGTTTCTGTATTCCCACATTCAGAACATACAGCTTCAAAAACACCATCACCATCACCATCATCATCATTATCACCAGATGCATCACCATCATTGTCATCATCTTTATTATCACCTTCGCTTAAAAGATTAAGAGATTCCATGATAGTATCGAATTTTGCATCAATATTTTCTTTGACGATTTCATCACCAATAAGAGCGATTACCTTGTTTTTCTGTGATTCTGTAAGACCATCACATTTCTGACGAATGTACAGTTGTGCCGCCATTTCTGAAGCATCGGCTTCAAGTTCCAGAACCTTTCCAGTATTTTCATCAAGTTTTTCTCTTAGTGAAGTAATCTCTTCCCTTGCTTCTTTTAGAAGACCCTTGATTTCATCAGAAATAACACCTTCATCGATAGCAAGTCTTACCTTAAACTGCTCAATAAGATCATGATACAATTCTCCAAGTTTTGCATATTTCAAAACCTTGTCAGGAATTGCCATTTCCTCATCAAGAACATTATCAACGAAATTGGAAAATTTGGATGTAATGCTATCTTTATACATCTCAAATTTTTCTTCATATTGTTCTACTAGTTCATTCTTCTTTTCTTCAACCAACTCATCAACCTTGCTTTCAGCTATTTCCTGAGCTTTCAATTCAATAACTGTACGCAAGGTTTCTTTTAATTCTGCTTGCTTGGATTCATCAAGTTTCTCAACACCAAGCATTTCAAAAATTTTGTCCATTATTGAAACCTCTTATTTGTAGGGCTTATTATAGGAAACCCAAAACCATTAAACGTAACGACAAAATAAATTATAAGTCCTTAGTATCTAAATATATTTATTAAAAATATCCAAAAATATTAAATATCATGTAAAGCACTAAAAACACTTGATTTTTCAACAAACGTTATTTAATACTTTCTATTAGGCTTTTTATTAAATCTTTTTGGTAGTTTAATAGTTTTTCTTGGGCTTCTTTTATAGAAACTTCTTTTTCCGGGAGTCTAAATGTCTTGCCTTCAAGAATACCATTGACATATCTGCTTCCCGGATTACTAGCATCCGCAACCGCATCAATGGTGATCAGTGTATAATCGTCATTCACCCTTCCTGATTCATTAACAGTCCCAAGGCCACGAGTAGAGACCCCAATATTACCTGATTTGACGAGTTCTGATAATATCTGTCCTTTCGGAGTATTCAGGATTTTTGCCTTACCAAAGACATCGTTACCTTTCCATTCAAGGCTTTCAATTATCATGGCGACATTATCAAGGTTTATCTCACTACCATCTGGGTGCCCCAATTCTCCCCATGCTGATTTTGTTCTTACTTTTTGTTCAACAAATGTATGCACTTCTCTCTCAAGGACTGATTTATCGTATACCCTTCCATTTGCATTTTTCGTTTCTGCAGATGCAAAAATACCAACGAGATATCTATCCTTTGATTTGCTTTCCCATAATTCTATTTGTTGCGATGATTCGGTTATAAGTTTAAGTTCTTTCATTTTTTCCTATACTTTTAATCAATTGTATGATAACATAAATTAAATTATCAATTTTATTTAAACCCTCATTATTATTTATAAAAAAATATCAAAATATTTTAATTTTTTATAATTATATGATATTATTACATTTTTTATAAAAATAAAGCCGGGACCATCATATGATGATCTCGGCTAAAGCATTATCAGTTTATTTGATTTTTAATTATTCGCTATCACCATCACCAGGCTCATCATTATCAGAAGAGTCCAGAATAGGATCGTTTTGAAGCTCTAGTTTTGCTTTTAGATGATCATTAACAGCAGTTCTTATTTGCTGTCTTAGTATATCTTCCGATTCTGCATACTTATCATCCACAAATTTATTAAATGCCTTTTCAATTTTTTCTTTATCCATAATATCACCCCATATTAATTTTTAAGTTGGTATTGCTTTTCATTTATATTAATAATTTTAATATTCATCTTTTGGAAGATATTTCTTGTCTTCCTTAAACCCTTCCGCATTAGCTTTTATCATATCATCATCCCATTTTAAATATTCACGCATAAGAAATGTTTTACTGAACTCACTGTTATTTGACAATGAATTATAATTATTCATTCTAGCTTCCATTAAGGATTGTTGCATTTGGGATTTATAATCGTTAGGAGGAGTCATAACAACGTTCAGATCATTGATTGATAAATTATATTCCTTTTTAAGACCTTTAAATTCCAAGTGCAGAAGAAATAAATTTGTAAACATCTGACAGAATTTCATTTGATGTCGCTCAAGAAATTTCCCCCATCTAATTTCATCAATTGTTATCTCCCCAACATTAGACCCCATAAACAATGTATCATTAGGTCTCCTTTCTTCAGCATTTATCACCCTTGTAATTGGATATTTTAGAGCTATATATAATTTACGAGCAAAATAATATAGATCATCAAGTTCCGCAAATCCTGATGGATTGCCACCAACAGATGAAATGCTGCTTCCTCTACCATCCGATGATTGCGGCAAAAAATAATTCTCGATCATGCTTGTGATATTTGGCTGATTTTTTATAGTCCCGGTTTGTGAATCAAACTCTATCTTTTGTGTGAGTTTCCTTTTTATCTTTTCAACAAACTTCAATGATTTATCAACTGGCATTGCCCCCGTATCTATATTGAAAACAAGCCTCTCTGGAGATCTTACTATCCTATATATAACTATACTGGTTTCAATTAATTTTAATTGATTAAATGGTTGTTTTGCTTTTTCCAGATATCCAATAACATTTCTCTTAGATCCAACAAACGAACCATAATTGATATAACTTATTTGAGACGGATAAAAAACGATTATATTGTCATCTTTCAGAGCCTCTTCCACGGTTAAAGGAAGCTTTGTGTTTGGTTTTTTATACTGAACAAAAGCCTGTATTTCTAATGTGCTTGGATCTAAAATATAATCCATTGTTTCGGTAGGCAACAATTTCTGTTTTATTACACCCATTGATGGTTTTGATGTATTCACAACATTTTCAATATATAATTCAGCATCAATATAATACGTCATTACATAATCAATAATGACATCATTTATCCTTATTTGTTTATGAAAAAGATCATCAAATTCATTATGAATATTTGTCTTCATATTCTCATTTTTATTGATATCTTCATTGAGAATTTCCAATTTTAGAATTTTACCTTCTTCATCTTCCTGTGTTGACTCTATACATATATCTTCAATAACTGATGATATCTCCGGCATCTCTGCCATCATTCTATAATTTCTAATTCTCTCTATTTTTGAATTAAAAGATGTATTAATAAATCTGGAATAAAACGAATTAAATGATAGAATATTTTCTTTTCCGAACCCTAAAGATAGTACATCATCAATACCTTCTCCTGATGTATTCTTTATATAGGTAGAATTAAACGCACTCTGGCCTTTATTTTTAAATGCCTTTGTCTCTTCAGTTATTATTTTCTTTTTCTTAAAAAAATTAAACATATTATTTATCAATTAATATGTGGTTTCGATTATATACGATCCACCATTACCTGACCCATAAGCAGGAGCTACATTTTTAGTCGGAACTGTATTACTTACAGCCTTTGCACTTGGATTATAAATACAGCAATTAGAATTATATCCCATTTGTATATTGTAGGTAGTATTACCAGTCACATATGTATCATCAATATATACATCAGAATTATGAAGGCCGTAAATTCCTCTTGATGAATTACTATTCACATTAGATGCCTTTAATGACACTCTTCCAAGTCTATATAAACGAATACCATACCTTCCATTGTTATTTATAGTACATACATCGAATTTAGCTATTGATGTATCAAGATACACACCATCATTTGTGCTATATCTTATCGATGCATTATTAAGATCAGCTCTTGATGATGTCAACATAAGTCCTACATTTCCACTATACCATATATACACAGAATTAGCAGATGTACTTAAATTAATAACATTAGCGTTATTCTCTGCCTGTACACCGTATGTATCATTATATGATATATCGGTATAGGATAAATCGATGGTGCCCGCTGACGAATATATTCCTATATTATTATGAAATATTTTCGATAATGTGGTATTTGAATCAAACGCGCTATAAAATTGCACACTGGAATTATATATATTCAATCCATTATAATTATATCTTAAATTATATCCGGTTCCAGAGATAGCGGATGAAAACCAGCATGATATACCATTCTGGTTATAAAAAGAATTGATTATATTCGTTGATGATACAGTACCACTAGAATTAAATTTTGAGTTAGTTGATACCGTAAATCCATGATAATATGTATTATATCCCAAGATTCTAATTGTATTATCAATATTATAACAATTAGAATTTGTCATTTGGAAACCAGACCCACAATTTGCAGTAACATGACCTATCAATTTTATTTTTGATTGAACAAAAGATATAGAAGTATTACATGATGTAATACATGGTCTCAAATATAAATTGGTATCGACATCATAATTTATTTTAAGATTTTCAAAATAAGCACCGGTTGAAAATCCGTTTATATTATATGTTATTCCATTTAGAACCCCATCATATACAGCCACAAATCCGATT